GCGACAAGTTGAAGAAGACCACCACCCATTTATGCTATATTCTTTATACTATAATATGAGAAAAAAAAAGAAATATGATAAATCTAATTAGAATATGCTAAACCTCCCATTCCAGAAAGAATACGAAGAACATTATAATTAGTTGCATAAACATTAACTAATCCTGCAACAGTTGCTTTACTAGTTACAGCTAAAACAGCAGTATCAATACGAGACATATTTAAAGTTCCTGAGGGTTGATGTTCTTCAGGTTTTAATGCAAATGAATAAACATTTATACCTTGATTAGCTGGAATATTGGTATGATGTTGGAAGGGTTGAACATAATTAAAATAGGTTCCATCACGTTCAGCAAAACGATCATTTCCATTTAATTGTAATAAACATTTAGAAAATGGATTAATAGCATTATTATTAAATCCGGGTTCAACATTATAAACTAATTTTTTAATGAATAAATCCATATCACCTGCAGTGGTTGGTGCTGAAAGAGCTAATACATTACTACCAATTTCATTAACTGTAGGTGCACTTGATAAAGTAGATATTTCACCTGGGAAATCAGTTGCACCAATAAAAGAACCATTTTTTCTTACTGTATAATTATACCAATGATGGCGAGTAGTATTAGTAGTATCAGCAAATTTAGCAACCCATATTAATTCTTTACAAGGATGATTAAAATTTAATTTGATACGAGCAGAAGCAGAAGAATTTATACTTTCAGAACCAGTGAATTGTAATTGTTCTATTAAATATTCGTGTGATAATTGGGCAAATTTACGACGTTCATCTGTATCTAAGAAAATATAATCAACCCATAAATCAACTTTTGATAAGTTGAAAACAGCGGTAGGGTCTGTACCATCAGTAGATGTAAATACACAATTTTTAAGAGTTTCAAATTCAATTTTAAGTTTAACTTCGTGATATTGAAGAGCGATTAAAGGAAGAGCAAGTCCAATTTGACGACAGAACCAGAATTCAAGTGGTATATGTAATTTAACACCTTCAGTTAAAGTAGTATCAGATGTTATATCATTATCAGCACCAATCATTTTCTCCCAAGCATAACGTTTTCCAATAGGTAAAGTTAATTCATTCCATATATATAACCAATCGGAATAATGTTTGTCTATTTGTTGTCCACCAATTTCAATAGTAACAGATTTTAATAGACGAAGACCAACATAATTAACATATTTATGAGCTCCTGATAATATTGGTAATTGAACTTCAAGATATGAACGATGGATTAAATCACCATTTCGTGATATTTGACAAGTTACAGTATTACCGAAATTAGCATTACCGGTGAAAGTTTGTTGTATAGCTTCCATAGCAAAATTGGTATGACGACGATAAGCGACTTTAAAAAAAGTAATTTGGGGATTACCCGTTAAATAAACATCTTGGGCTCCATAAGCGACAAGTTGAAGAAGACCACCACCCATTTATGCTATATTCTTTATACTATAATATGAGAAAAAAAATATATTATTTCAACTATATAAGCATATTTAAAAACATTAATTTATAGAAACATTTATAAATATGTTTAAAGATAAAACAGCTAAAAAGCGAGTTTATGATAATAAAGAGTTATCGACATTGGATGCAATGCATAATAAAATAATAACCAATTATTCTAATAAGATAATAGAGGAAAAGAATAATATAAATAAGATAAAGGAGTTAGAAAATAATTATAATAATATTAATAATCTAATTATTGATTATAATAATAAGGGAACAGTTAATGATAATTATTATAATGATTTATGGAATAGTAATATTAGGATAAAAGAGGATATAATAAAAATCAAAGATAATTTAAAGGATATTAAGAATTTCAATGAAATTGAATATTATGAAAATACTAGTTATATATTATTTAATTATTATGATATAATTGAAAAGCAGTCAACAAATAATATTAAAAATAATAATAAATTTAAAAATAAATCAATTATTGATTCTTTTAATTTACAAATCAATGATAATAATAATGAAGATAATCAAGAGTCTGAGGATAAGATAATAGAAAAAAGCACATTGGTAGATGAATATTTGGCTATTACAAATAATAATCATATTCGCAAAGTTGAATATGATAATAGGGAATTGTGTAAGAATTGTAAAAATTATTTAACTTGTTTACAACACGATGCTATAATGATATGTAATATTTGTGGATTTCAGGAACCATTATTAGTAGAACAGAATAGACCAATATTAAAACAGAATACTAAGGATACATCACATTTCAGTTATAAAAGAATAAATCATTTTAGAGAATGGTGTAATCAGGTTCAAGGAAAAGAAAGCACTGATATTCCAAATGAAATATTTGAAAAGATATTAAATGAGATTAAGAAGGAGAAGATAGCGGATACACGAAAGATTACATATAATAAGATGAGAGAGATATTAAAGAGATTAAGAATTAATAAATATTATGAACATATAAATTATATAATAAATAGAATTAATGGAATACCGACACCTCAATTTTCCACCGAATTGGAGGATAAATTATGTTCTATGTTTCGAGATATACAAGCACCATTTTTAAAACATTGCCCTAAAGAACGAAAAAATTTTCTATCTTACAGTTATGTTTTATATAAATTCTTTCAAATACTTAGACTTAATGAATATCTCAAATTCTTTCCTTTATTAAAAAGTAGAGAAAAATTATACGCTCAAGACCAAATATGGAAAAAAATATGTGAAGAGTTAAATTATCCTATAATACCATCACTTTAACCAGGGAAACCAACTAAACGGAAACCAGCACCTAAGCCAACACCTTGACGAGCACCAGCAGAGATTGAGGGGGAAAGAAGATCGAAGATGGAGAATATACAGGCAGCGGTCAAACCTATCATTAATACTTCATTGAATTGAAGTTTTTGTTTGGGTAAAGCATAGGCTGCAAGGGCAACGAAAAGAGCTTCTATAGCATATTTAAGTAATTTAATTAAAGCTTCCCATAAATCGAAGGTATAACTGGCATCGTTATTCATTATTATATAACCTTTTTATACTTAATAAATAGAAAATAAAAATATATATAAGATTTTTAATTTATTAATAAATAGTAAAATAATGACAGATGAAGTTTTGGTATCAACTAAGGAGATGGATTATTTGGATGAGGATAAGCCCATTAGAGGTCAAAACTATTGTCTATTATCTTTCTTAAGTCCAGAAACAACATTAGCAAATAAGGAATGTTATTATTTTTCAAAGTTCATTGTTAATTTTAGTAAAGATATGGATAGTTTATTGGCAAATCTCGAGAATAAATATGAAGATTCGAAGGATTTAATTAAGACCATTAGAACTAATCATTCACATCTATTTGAAACTACTGAGATGAACGAACAATATAAATTCTTTAAATCAGTTAATTCTGATGATATTGAAAAAGAATTTCATAGAGAAAATAATTTTCAAACCAGTGTTCGAGGAATTAAAGTAAGAGGTGTATTTGATACCGTAGAAGAGGCTAAGAATAGATGTGAATTTCTAAAGAAGATGGATAGTAAATTTGATATTTTCATAGGTCAAGTTGGTTGTTGGTGTCCTTGGAGTCCAAATCCCAATGATTTGCCAAATCAGGAATATTCTGAAACACAATTAAATACATTAATGAAACAATATAAGAAGAATATGGAAGAAAGAGATGAGATATTTGATAAACGGCGAATTGATGCTATTAATCAAATGAAGAAGGCGGAAGATTTAGCAGAAGAAGTTGCGGAAGAGGACCCTTGGACCAAACGTAAGAAGGAAGAAGAGAAGGAAGAATAATTTATTTTTATTTATTTATAATTAAATATAGATAATGAAGGCGATAGCAATATTTTTATTATTTTTGGGTATGATATTAATAGTAAAGGGTTATTATAGTAATAAATATAAGGAGATGATAAAACCAAAAGTGATAATTAAATATGTTTCGAGGGATGAATATGAAGCACAATTGAGTGATGAATTAAAATTGGCGGAATTTTATAAAGGTATGTTTGAAGGAACGCAACCAAATATATATAATAGTAAAATAAATATAAATAATAAATAAGATGAATATTAATAAAATTGGATTATCTTTATTAAACTGTATTCGTATTAATAATGATGTCAATAAAAATATATTTTTAAATAAGGATATAAAGGATTTAAGGGAATATAATGAGAAAAAACATAATAAATATTTGGAGGATATATCATTTTATATATCAAATTATGAGAATAAGAGAAATGAGAATACTACTATATATGAGGAATATTTGAATAGAAGATTTGGATTATATAAACAATGGTTAGATAATAAGAATATAGATAATTTGCATAAATTGGTTAATTTTCCTCGTCCGGAGTTAAATGATGTTCCAGATATTTATACAAAACAGAGAATAGTTTCAAGTTTAAAATAATTCATCATTTCCATTATCAGCCATATTAAGAAAAAAACTAAAAATACTTAATATAGTTCCGATGAATAATTTAATATAATCAAAGATGGTAATAATGATATCTTTTAAACTATTGGCTATAGTTCCAATAATACTTAATTGTTCGAAAAATCCGTTAATAAATCCACCAATTATAATAATTAAAAAAGAAATACTATTTATTCCCATTTTAATTAGATATGCTAAAGTAGAAAAAAAATAATATATGAGTTGTCCTATTGGATATAAAATTGCAATAAATTCTTCAAATGCATTCATTTTTTTAATAATCTATTATTTATAGATTAGATAATTGAAAAATGGAGGAAAAAAAATTTAAATTTAATTTTATAGTATTCTTTTTAGCATTTGCTATTGGTATGTTTTTTGTTTATATTTCTACCCCTAAACAAAAGGTAATAATAAAATATCCAACTCCTTATAATTCCAATAAAATCATTTATAAAAATGAAAATGATATATGTTATAAATATGATGTAGAAGAAGTTAAATGTGGTGATAATGCAATTATTCAACCTATAATCTAGACCTTCAAATATTAAAAAACATATTTATAAATAGAAATGTCTATAAAAGCTATAGTAGATAGAGTATTTTATACTAATTTGGGTCAATTTTTTATCAGTTGTTTATTTGGTTTATCTCTAGCACTTCTATTTAAAAGAGTTTGTAAAGATAATTGTACTATTTATATTGCACCTAAAAATGAAAATATAAAAGATAAGGTATTTAAATTGGAGGATACCTGTTATAAATATAAAACAGTACAGGTTAAATGTAATGAAACAGATAAACCTGTAATGTTTTATGATGGTTATGAAAAACCCGAAAATTTAATAGAAGAACCCAGTTTTTTAAGTAAGGTGTTTTCTTAAACATTTATGATTATTATATATAGTAATTATGTTAAAAACTAGGATAGATTATTATAATGATATAATAAAACATATAAATTTTGATAAAACCAGAGATAATTATTGTGTTAAATTTTATAAATATGATAATGAAAAAAAATTATTCAGAATTGGAAATAGTATAGTTGTTGAATATAAAATTGGAACTCCTGCATCTCGTGGTGCTATTCATTTAGGTAAATTTAGAGATGAAAATAAAAAGTTATATAAATTTGCAATTAAAATTAGTTCTGTTAGTTCAAAATCGGAAATTGAAAATAAAATGATTGATATTGCTACAAAAGCTGTTTTGAATCAATCATCACCACATTTTCTTATGTCATATGGATATGGATTATGTGTAGTTAAAAGTTCTATTAAAAGTTCCTTTGTAAAATCAAATACTAATGATAGTAATGATAAAAAAGAAAAACCTATTTATTTTCTAAATAAACGTCGTAGAAGAAAATATTATGTTTATTTAAATGAACTTGCTAATGGTGATTTAAAGGAATTTGATTTAAACGTTAAAACAACTAAAAAAATAACTGATAATAAGGTTGCACAGATATATTTATCATTAATGTTTTTCTATAAAGAAACTGGATGTTATCATTGTGATATGCATAATGGTAATTTATTATATAAAACAGTTAAAAAGGGAATCTACTAGTATGTAAAAAGTTGATAATTCTTTATATTTTGTATTTTCTTAAACCATTCATTTTTGCTACAAATATATTCATTATTTGTAACATATCTTTTATTAACTCTTCTTCTGGTTC